TCGTATCGCTTGGTGTTGAGGTCTGCGCCAAGATTTGCAGCTGTTTCCTCCATGACGACAATCGCAGCATCTGCAGCGGTGTTTACTGCGATCTGCGCTTCGCCAATGGTCACGTTTATCTGGGCAAGCGCATTGGCGGTCAATCGGTGAAAGAATGCCCAGGTGTACAGGTTCTGACCTCGGCGACCACGGAACGTATCTGCCGTGCTGTTCATCCCCTGATCGAAGTTTTCAGAGTTGTCGAATAGGTCGAATGGACTGCCGGACGGAACCGGGTTGTTGGTGTTGTAAGCCATGTTTTCTCCGGGCACAAAAAAGCCCGCGCTTGGCGGGCATGCTCGTCAGGGTCCGGTCAGGCCGGCGGAAATAGGTCGTCGTAGGCATAAACGCGGGCATCGTAGGGCATGCCCTTCATCGCCACATTGCCGTTTGCAGGATCGGAACTGGTGATCAGCACCGGGTATGCCCACCGCGAAGCCGGGCCGAACAGGATGTGCGGTGGCTCAAGCGGTCCGTCGACCTCTGGCGTGAAGTCCAGGCCCTCAACTGATGCCGTGTAGTCGTCGACGCGATACGCATACCAAGGCCCTGATAGGCTTCCGTCCAGGCGACGCACACCTATCAGATTTGATTCAGTAGCGGACCATTCCAGTGGTTCTGAGCTTCGCAACAATGTCCCCGATCCGGTCACTGTGAACGCCAGCAGAATCGCACTTTGGCAACGCTTGGGGGCGTCATCCGCAACGGCCGCAAAGCTCAGATAGCCGCTGTTGCTGCCGTCCATCTCGGTTTCCCAGGTGTAAATGTCGGTCCGGTACTTCTGGTGGCCGCGCCGGCGCATGCCGAAGCGCCAGGCCCTGGCTTTTTCGCTGAACCCGGGCATCTTGATCTTCTCGACCTTGGTGCCCAGATCGCCCGGCCAGCGGCACTCGACCGTCTCCCACGCCCAGGTTTCTCGCGAGAAGTACTCCACGTCTACGCCGTCGAAGTCATTGATCGACGGCATGGCGCCGCTGATCTTCAACATCTTGGTCATGTTCTGTGGCGAGTAGGTCTGGGTCTTCGGGCCGTAGGTCACATCGAACGCGGCACGGGCGCTGTCACGAACCGGGCGCAGAAGTCCGCGGAAGGTCACCAGTTCACCGAATCCGCACGCCAACGCGTTGTTGATCATGTCCTTGACCGTGATCGTGGAATCCAACGTCTCGTCGTAGGTGTCGCCGCGGGCCACGCAGATTTCGTGGAATGCCTGCCACTCAGGCAGATCCAGGTCGTCTTCCGTGTAGCCGCGCTGCTTCAGCTGGTAGATGCACCAGGGCACGATGTCGCGGGTTGGCCCGGTGCCGCCCTCCATCAGCGGCAGAATGCGGGCGGCCTCCACGCTCACCTGGCTTTCCGACTGCGCAGACAGCCGGTCACCGCCCCGAATGTTGCAGGTGATCACCGTCAGGCCTGGGTAGCTGGTGGGCGAGTTCTGCATCCGCCCGCGCAGATCAGTCCATGTGGCGTCATCCCGCGCCTCATCGTTGATCCGGCCGGGCCGGTCCACATACTGCTTGCGGATGCGCGCCTCGGCTCGCATTGCGTAGGGGAGCGAGATGCGCTCGGTAAAGCCCTGGGCGTCCAGAGAGCCGCCGACGTTCATCTTCTCGATGATGGTCCACCCGCCAGCCACGTCCATGTCGCGGTACTCGAAGACGTAGTAGGTCGGGATCTCATAAATCTGCCCTTCCCGGCCGATGCCCGCCAGGCCATTGGCGTAGGTGACCGTCCATTCCAGCTCGGTAACCTTCTCATTGTCCGGGCAGCACGCGAACGGGCCGCGGTACCCACCCTGCAGGTTCGACGCGTCCAGCGTGATCAGGCCATTGACCGTCTGCATGCTGTTGAAGCCAGGCCAACCGGCATCAGTTGAGCCAGACGAGGTCAGCCGCTCCACCTCGATGAGGCTGCTGCTGAATGCGGTGATCCGGTACCGCAGGCCGCGCGGGCCGATAGTGGCCAGGCCTTGGCCAAGTGCAAGGCCCACCACCGGCGCGCCGCCGTCGTAGTCCAGCGTCATTTCAGCTGGCTGCTCTGGTATTGCGCTGGTTGTCGCAGTGCCTGTGGTTCGAACTGGCGCTGAGCCAAGAATGGTCGAAGCCCCAGTATGGTTGATAGGCAAACCAAGAAACGGCGTCGTTTCCACAAAGCGAAGACGGCCACTGCTCTGCTGTGCCTGGAATGGCGATCCTGCGAGCAGTGAATTAAGCGTTGAAACAAGGCCGCTGAGGTCGGTTGTGGCAGTATTCAGCGTGATCGGGTAGCTGACCGCGTTGCGTACCAATGTGAAGCTAAGCGGCGTAACGTCAAAGTTGTATCGACTTGGCGCGGCCGACCCCGTCATGGTTGAGGCAGTTCCGGGATTGGCAGGCACGCCAGGGCTGTATGGTGTGTAGCTGTTCACCACGTAGAGGCCAGCGTTCGCTCCAGCAACCTCAATGAGCATACCAACCGTAGGGTTCAGCATTTCCAGCGGGCCGCGGATGATGTCGCGCCCGGCGCCGCCGTCGATCACCGTGTAGGTGTAGGGGGACATAACCCGAATGATGATGCCGTTCGACCAGTCGGCCGGGAACTGGCCGGAGCCGGCCGGAACGCTGATGGTGTCGCCAACGAACTGGTATGCGGAGGCCGTGGCCGAACGGGTGAGTTCGGTTGCCATCGTCAGCTCCAGGCCGGCCGAACCGCTCGAGCTAGCTCCCACTTCCGGCACGTTGAACCAGTTGATGTGGGCCGGATCTGCCGAAAGGTCAGCGCCTGGTGGGTAGATCGTGAACGAAGCATCTGCGCCGAGGGATATCAGCGGGGTTTCGCCAACCTTCACCTTGGTCGATGGGACTTCGTATTCACCCTCACCGATGTAGAGCAGCATTTCGACGCGCTGGTCACGGGGAGCCAGGTGGTAGCGGCGTGGCTGGGTCAGGTACGACGGGTAAACCCTCTGGTGGCCGGCGATCTGCCGCACAGGGTCGCCCAGTTTGACCTTGTTGCCCTTGGCGCTGGCCTCGGTCAGGGGATCGCCCTGCTGGGTGCCGGCGCTGGATGGCATGCCTGGCATCTTGGGCATAATCGATTTCAGCACCGCCTTGGCGCCCTTGAACAGGGCGAAGGTGATGGAGAACGGGTCAGTGCCCTTCGGCTCGCGGTAGATCTGCAGCAAGTCGGCAGGCTTGAACTTCACCTTGTGCCACAGGTGCTGCTCGATCACCTCGTCGTTCAGCACAACGCTGATTGGCGGGCTTTCCCGGCGCTCGTAGGACGGGGCCAGGGACTTCAGCCACTCCTCGATCGACATACGGCGGTCAGTCTTCCAGGTGCCGAGAGGCGCCGTATCACTCAGCTTGTTCGGGTAGAACTCGATCACGGTAATAGACCACCTTGGGGTGAGCGGCTTCAAACTCGCCGGTTGTCCGGAGGCATGCGCCGCCGGGGTTTGTGTCCAGCACCTTCAACCTGCCTTCGCTTTCCACCACCACGCCTACGTGCAGACACAGCGAGCCGCGGAACACGGCGGCGATCGCGCCAGGCTCCGGCTGGCATTCCTCCATGCCCTGTCGCAGGTCGTGATAGGCCTCGGTATTGGCCCTGGGCTTGTTCTTGCCCACGGCGCCCAGGCTGGGCAGCAGCGGCAGGCCGAACACCTCGTGACGCACGGCGATGCACAGCCCCCAGCAATCGAAGGCAATAGGCCCCCGTGCACCCTCGCGATACGGGGCGCGCATGAATTTCTCGATCATGGTTAGAGGTACTTGAGGCCAGGTGCCAGAGAGGTGGTCAGCACGGTGCGTAGACCGTTGGTGTTGAGCAGGTCGAAGAATCCGGCAGTGAGCTTGGCCACGTCGTCTTCATACTCCCGGCTCAGCAGCGTCATCCGGTACCGCTCCTGCGGGAAGGACAGGTCTTCAGCCAGGTAGCGCCGGAAAGTGATGATGAAGCGGTCGCCGGCTGCCTTCGCCTCCTCCACGACCTCCTGCACCTCCCCGGTCACGTTGTCCAGGCCGAGGACCAGGTTCTGGAACGCGCTGTTGTCGTTCTTCGGCAAGGCCAGGTCCATGGCCATGGCCACAAACGTCAGCGTCCGGCCGTCCTCGGTGGTGCACACCCGGTCCTCCCAACCGGAGCAGTACAGGTGGGATACGGTGTCCCCCTCCTTCCTGGCTTCGATCGTGTCGACCAGCTCACCCCTACCCGAGGCGTAGCACTCCTCAATCAGGCTCATGCTTCAGGCCACTCCCTGTTGATCGCCAAGTCGATGATCTCTTTGTTCAGCCAGTACTGCGGGAACTGTTCCCAACCATCCGGGATCAGCGGTCGCTCCTTCAGCTGGACCACCGCCGAGTACCGCCAGCGGGTGATCTGCGTCAGGTCGGGCCCTGCAGGGATGCTCTTGAAGTGGGCCTGGTAGATCGTGAACCCAGCCGGCGTCTGCAACTGGATCTCGAACCACTCCATCCCGTTGTTGATCTTCCGCGCATACCACGCCTCGAATAGGCCCGCCTCGGCCTGACTGAAGTTGAAGTTGAACCGCACTTCCGTGGGAACGTAGCGGTGCCGGATTCGGTACCGCGTGCGCCCCGTTACCATCTGAGTGGCAAGCATCGGGTCCACCGTGCTCAGCCCATACCCCTCCTGCAGAGGAAGTGGCAATTCTGCCGGGTATTGAATCATTGCCATTCCTCATGCCATGGCTATTTGCGATCACCCTGGCATATCCTCCAAGCGCCCCAAGGTGTAGGAGCCAGCGGGGCTTGGATAAATACTGAACAGGAAGATCGTATGAGCTATGAAAACCCATCGGATATTGAAAGAGAGCTGCACGAAATGGTTACCAGGCTGAGCACCGAGCTTTCATCGGTTCGCTGCCTAGTGACTGGCC